AACACTCCGTTGTCGTTTTAAAATGTTTTCAATAATAGCGGTGTTATACTCATTATGAATAAATAATTTAGGTACCATTTTCCCATAAAATCCATTACCTTCTTCTGTTCCTGAAATTACAGTTCCAATTGGAATATCTTGATGATAATATAATAAATCACGAACCAAAAAACTTTTCCCGGTGTCTCGTCTCCCAATTAAGACTATAACTGGACCTTTAGATTCATTCGGTTTAAATGATATGCTTTTCATATCAAATCTTTTTAATTCTAATGACATATTATATGTTTATTTTTTTTTATTATGAAATATAATACGCATTATATTTTTGTTGTTACAATAAGTTTAAAAAATAGATTATTTATATCTTAAGAACCTATTATAATGTTTTCAATTAATTATCAAAAACGAAAAAATAAAGAAGTTTTAGAGACTTTAGAAAATAAAGATGGGTTATTTCTCTCTAAAAGTCAAAATTACATTCCAATATATACAAGATTTTTTACTTTAAATGAAACAAATTATTTGAATGTTAATTTTAATCATACGTGGTATTTAACAGATATTAAAGAAAAAATAACTGATAATGTTTATTTATATGAGTCATCTATAAAAAATATAAATAATATGGAAGAAAAAAACAAAACACCCGTATTTTTCAAATTAGCACCTCTTTTAGATCCATTTAAGTATTTAACTGGTAAATATGACATTAATGACCCAACTTTATTTAATTTACCGTCTTTTAATTCTACAATACAAAATGTGAACCCCAAAATTTTAGATGTAAATAATTCTTCATATGTTGACGGGTTTTTTGTATTTTTAACAAGTGTATTAAAAAATTCATATTATTTTATACATGGTATTGATTATTATGGTTCATTTTTATCAATAAAAAATAATTATAAATTAGACGTAACAGATGAAATAGATTGTTTAAGTGACTCTGCATTTTTTAATAAACATCATAATATATTATTTAATATAGATAATTATGATTATTTATTAGAGCAAACCGTAACTAAAAAAAAAACAATAAATATTGATTATTCAATTAGTTTAAAATCAAATCTTTCAATAAAATCTATTAATGATGAGTTGTTTGAAAATATATTTGAAAAATCACATTTAGATTTGGAAGATGTAAAAATGACTACATTAGAATTATGTGATATAACAAATTCATACTTAATTACTGAAACCGATAAAACCGCAACATTAAAATCAAATTCAACATTTTCTTCAAGAAGTTCTCACACGTCAACAACCGATAGTAAAAATGACACGTCAGAAGCGAATTCTGATTATGATGATGAAACATCAGAACATGATACTGATAATAATAGTAGTAATATTTCAGAAGAAGCAATTGAAGTTACAATAAATACATTTCCCGTTCAAGTTATTTGTATGGAACAAATTGAAAATACGTTTGACAATTATATTTTAAATAATACTTTGTCACAAGAAGAATGGTTTGCGTATTTTATGCAAATTATTATGATTTTAATAACTTATCAAAAAACGTTTTCTTTAACACATAATGATTTACATTCAAACAATGTTATGTATAATAAAACAAATATAAAATATTTGTATTACTGTTATAATAAAAAATATTATAAAGTTCCAACATTTGGAAAAATATTTAAAATTATAGATTTTGGTAGAGCAATTTATAAATTTAACAATAAACTATTTTGTAGTGATAGTTTTAATAATAACGGAGACGCATCAACTCAATATAATACCGAACCATACTTTAATGATAATAAACCTAGATTAGAACCGAATTTTAGTTTTGATTTATCACGGTTAGCGTGTTCTATTTTTGATTATGTAATTGATGATATTTCTGAAATTAAAGATTTAACTAAATGTACCCCTATTGTAAAATTAATCGTAGAGTGGTGTTTAGATGATAAAGGTATAAATATGCTTTATAAAAATAATGGTTCTGAAAGGTATCCTGATTTTAAATTATATAAAATGATTGCAAGATGCGCTCATAATCAAACACCACAAGCACAATTAGAAAGAAAAGAATTTAGTTCATTTGGTATTAATAATAAAAAAATATCTAAAAATGATTTTATTTTTAATATTGACACATTACCTATTATGATATAAAAAATCCGTTTAAAACCATAACAGTATACTAATATATAATGAAATCTTTACCTTTTGAATTAATAAACATAATATTAAGTTTTAGACAGAATCATCCTTTATCAAATATAATAACTAATTTGATAAAGAATTTTTATGAAAAGGATTATAATCCTAATTTTGCGGAAAGTTGTCTTGACAATTATTGCAATGAATATTCTTTTTATGAATGGTATTTTTACATAATAAGAAACTATTATATTTATAATTTTATTTTTTACAAATTAACACCAAAAATATTAAATATTGGAAATCCAGAAGTGTTTTAATCCTGAACCAAAAATATATATACCAAATAATAAAACACATAATTGTAAGAAAATATTTATTGTTTCAAAATGTGTAAATGCTAAAAGGATTAAAACTCTGGATTGTCTGTAAAAACAACTTGTGAGTTGTTAGTATTATTTAGTTGTATAATTGGGTTTAATTGTTCAATTAAAAAATTGCCAACAATAACAGAAAAATATACTATTAATGTATCTCTTATTAATAATTTTAATGGTTTGCTTTCTTTTTCTATAAACCTCATTTCAATAAATTTTGTTATAAAAAAAGCGACAGATATAATTGTAGCAAATATAAAAATGTTATTCATTTTTAAAATGAAGCATCATATTCTTATTTATTATTTTACGCAATTATTTAAGACAAATATTCAATATCATCAATTAATAAATCCGGCAATGAATTTATTTCTGGATTATCTATATTTTGTATATCAAAATTGTCTAAATTTATGTTTTGGTCGGAAATTACAATTTTAATATCATCATTTTCTAGTTGTCTTTGTTGTTTTTTATAGTCGCTTAATTCTTCTAATTTTTGTATTGATTTAGGTGCATCAATATTGGCGTCGTTATTATTTTCATCACGAATATAATCAATATTATTAAAAGATAATTTAGATTCGCATGATATATTAGGTTCATTATTTTTAATTTTATTAATAATTGTCTCATTATTAATATTTAGTAAATTGCCTGATTTTTCAGGATTTATACTTCCTAAAGGAGGTGTATTATCAATTATTTGTTCTTTAATTTCTTCAATTACTTCTTCTTCAATTGTTTCGTCCATATATGCCTTTAAAATAGTTTCAACTGGAATGCTTTCTCGTATAGTATTTAAAATACACTCTTGAACTATTATTTCCGTTTCACGATTATGTTTTTGGATTTGTAATGGTGATATATTTATTTCAAATAAATATACATTTTTATAAAGTTTTCTTGCTACATTTATATATGTTTTATGAATAAATTCATCTAATTTTGGAATGTTAATTTCAATTTTTTTGGGTTTATTTCCTGCACGCATTGAAGTTAAAATTTTAAGTTGAATAATATGGACGCAAGTTACTAAATCTTCTAAATAATTACATCCACTTTTTTCGCATATTCTTTTTCTTTCTTGTTCTATAATTACAGAGTTCCATTTTGGAACTCTTGATATAAAATTTTGGAATGTCATTAAATACTTATCAAGCTCATTGTTATCTCTACATAATTTATACGATTCATCAAATATAGATTTGTACCCTTCAATTATAAAAGGTGTTAAAATTGTAATTAACCTTGCACACCATTCATTTTTTGATTCGTGAAGCGAAGTTATATTGAAATCATCCATAATATTATGTAATTTTTATTTTTACGTGTTTTAACTAACAAAATTACATGAATGAAATATTCTCTAAATTAGAAGATTTATCTAAAAATAAAAAATTTAAAATAAATGTCATTAATAATTTTTCATTTCTAAAATCTTTTCTAACTTTATTGTATGCTATTAAAAGTTCGTATCTTTTTAAAATTGTAATATTTAAAAACTTATGATTTTCTATTAAATTTATAATATCTAAACCATTGTAACCTTTTTCGTATAATTTGGTTGTCAACTCTATTATATTTATTCCATTATTTATTTTTTCTTCATTTTTTAAAAGTTCTTTTTTTAAATTATCAATTCTTATATTTTGTATATTTTGTATTTTATACGTTTCGTTTAAATTGTGCTTATATAAATTAATCATATTCCCATCATATGACGGTTCAGGAACATATATTTCACAAAATCTTGAAAGTATTGGTTTTAATAATTTATATTTATCTTCAACAATTATAAAAAATCTAGTATTATGACTAAACAATTCTATACATCTGCGTAATGCGGATTGTGCGTCCATTGTTAATTTATCAGCATTTAATAAAATAATGCTTTTAAAAATAAACCCTCCATTTGAGTTTATGTGTGTTTTTGCAAAAAATTTTAATTCTTCTCTTATAAATTTTATACCTTTACCGTGCGCACAATTCACATACATTACAAAAGATTTAATTTTATCTTTATTATTATCATAAATATTATTCACAAAATTATGAACTATTGAACGTTTGCCACATCCGGATTGCCCGTGAAAAATAATATTTGGTATTTTATGTATTGACATAAAATATTCCAATTTTTCTTTTATAGAATTATGAATATTAATCATTTAACTTATTAATATTAAAATAATGTTTTTATATTTTAATATTTACGATTAAACAAATTATTATACTGCGCTATTAAGCGGATGTGTAAAAGGGTTATTTTTAAATGCTTGCAATAAGTCTCCTTGCATTCTGTCACATCCTATTTTATTATTATCATATGACTGAGGTGTACGAATATTTCCATAATTTTCTTTTAGAGGAGGTTGTTTTATAACAGATGAAGGTGTAAACAAACGGTTATTATACCTATCGCTATCTTGTCGTGAAGATGTTATATTCATAGATTGATTAAATATTTGTGTTCCACCTTGATTTGGTCTATTATTAATAGTTTGAGATTTAACATCATTATTATGTTGCTTATATGCGGCGTCATAAACCATTGACCCATTTTGTTCTCCAATATTACCATAGGTGTCATAACTAGTTGTGTCTCGTTGTGTTTGAACTGTTGGGGAATAATTATTTACGTAAATGCCTTCTTTTTGATTATTTATATAAAAATTAGGTGAATACATTGTTGTTTCTTTTACTGTAGTATTAGTTATATCATTATTATTAATAACATAACTTTGTGGAACAATTGAATTTACTTCTCCGTAAATTCTACAATTATTAATGGTTTCTTCCTTTCTTGATGGTTTTAATATATCCATAATTGGTGCGATTGCTGCACCAATCGCACCTCTGAATCCGCTTCTTAGTGTATCTGGTTGCTTAATAGTTGAACGATGATTTTTATAATTTGTGTGACTTTTTAATAAATTTTCAGTATCAGTTATAGGACCTTTTCCAATTGCGGAACAAAGTGTAACATCAGATGTATTTAACACCTGTCTTTTTGGTTGTTGGTATTCAGTTGGTGCTATTCCTGAGTGTCCTTGAATATTTCCTGCAGGTCCTTTATAATCTACTAATGTATTACTTCTTTTTATTACACCCATTTCTTGAGTTGGTCTTAATGTTTCACCCTTTTCCACTCCAGTTGTTGTGAGCCATCTATCTTGAGTATTAAAGAAAAAGGTGTCTGGTTTTTGTTTTTCAACTCTTCCAATAATACCCACATTTTTTACTTGAGAACTAGCGGGACCTTCTAAATTATTAAGCATATATTCTAATTTTGGGTCTGTAATTACTCGTAAATCGTTAACAGTTTTAGGCAACCATTTATCACGTGCTCCCATACCAGAATTAAATCCATTGCTACCTTCTGCAGTATAACCTTTATTTAATCCAGGACCTACACTTATACTTTCAAAAGGTAACGTATTACTTGATTTCATCCCCGGGTTTACGCGTGATTGATAAAAATCACTATTATTAGGGGTTCCAAAAGCGTATTGTATGTTATCCACAGGTTTAAATAACGGTGCCTGTTCTATTTTTTTTATTGTTTGAGACCCGTTTCCTGACATATTATCTAAAATAGTTTCGGCAAAATCATTTTTATATGTGTACCCTTGAATTTTCCTTTTTACAAATGGAACCATATTATTGTGTTTAAATTGGTCGCTATCTAAATAATTACCAGTTAATGAATAGATGTTTTGTGGATCATTACCGACATGTTCTCCATTACTAACTTTATTTTCAAAACAATTTTGATTAAAATATTTATCTGTTGCTGTATTTGGGTTTGGGTATTCTTGAACTGTGTCAATTAATTGTTTTGAGTTTGATACCGGATAATTTTGAGGAGGTATATTAACATTTGGTAAATAATTTGAGGTAGATCCCATATTTGTTAAATTTTCTTGTGTTATTTTTTTAATTTTTTTTTTATTATTTTCGGTATGTTTCTGTGATTGATTATTTGATATAACATACAGACTTCCTAAAGCCAATATTGGTAATGCAATTTCCATATTATATATAAAGTATTATATTTTTTCAAAGTAATATGTATATATTTAACTATAAATACACGGACTTTTTGAGTTAAAATTATCCTTTTCTAATATTCGTGTATTTAAATTATTTTGGAAAGTCATGCAGGTATTTTCTTGTGGATTTAATTGTGGATAATGCCAACCAACTTGTTCCAAATCACGTGCTGTCCACGCAGGCATAATTGATCTTGATTGTTCTGTAAATAAATTATTACAAGTTGGATATTTTATTGGAGTTGTTGAAACATTATAATTTTTAAAATTATCTTTACTTAAACAATCTTTACTTAAAGGTTTATTTACTCCTAAAAGTTCACTTTCTAAATTAATACAATTAGTCCATATATTTGCTCCCCATTTTTGCATAATAACTTGCGGGTCTTCTATGTAACACGGCGTATCACCATTTCCAGGAACATTCATAATCCATCTACACGGACCAGTAGATTGTTGTAATTGTTTTTTTGTTCTGCATTCATCATAATTAAATCTAGTAAATGACATTATATAACTATATATTATTTATAAAA